ATGAGGGGCACGTCATCGAAATGGGATCGGCAATCGCCGATGCGGTTTGGGACGTCGCGATCAAGGCGTACCGCGAGTTCCTCAAGGGATCGGGTCATCTTCGCGTGCTCGCCAAGCCGGCTGGCGCGTAGCCGCGTTTCGGGTGCGCTTCACCCGAGTACACTAAGCAAGGAGGGGTATGGGACAGTACCGCAAGAAGCCGGTCGTCATCGAAGCGCACCAATGGTTCAAGAACGGCGATCATCCGCAAGATGGCGAGCCTAGCATGGAGGGCGCGGTCGTTCGCTACTTTCGCCACCCCGTCGTTCCCGGCGAAAGGTCGTGCGAGCACTGCGGCGCTAAGATGCACGATCACGGTTGGATCGATACGCTCGAAGGCGGCCACATTGTTTGCCCGGGCGATTGGGTCATCACTGGCGTGAAAGGCGAGCGCTACCCTTGCAAGCCCGACATTTTCAAGCAGACCTACGACGCAACCGGACCGATGACGTTCGGGGACGCCATTCAAGCGCTGAAGGAAGGCAAGCGTATCGCGCGCGCTGGGTGGAACGGCAAAGGTCAGTTCGTCTATCTCGTCCCTGCGGCTTCCTATCCGGTTCAGACTGGCGCGGCCAAGGCGCATTTCGGCGAGGGATCGCTCGTTCCGTACAACGCCTACCTCGCACTCAAGACTGTCGACGAGCGCGTGAGTACGTGGGTTCCGAGCGTTACGGATTGTCTCGCAGACGACTGGACCAGTCTTGATTGATAGTACCGAATGGAATTGTGTTATGATTCCATTCGATGGCTAGATCTCATGGTTCAGTCATCGACATCTTGTTGAAAGCCGCCTTCGGGCGGCTCTTTTTTTTGGGGCTCGACGTACATCACTCGGTATATCTTCGTTTGCTCATGGGCACCCAAGTGCTATAAAAGATATACTCGGAGAACGTGACGTCATCAGGGTTCCAAGGTGTCTAAAAAATCAAAAGTTTACAGCTACTTACGTTTCAGCGACCCAAAGCAAGCTAGTGGATCTAGCGCCGACCGGCAACTAGAGTACGCCAGAAAGTGGGCGGCCGAGCGCGGCATGGTGCTCGACGACACTCTTACTCTGCGCGACGAGGGCCTGTCTGCCTACCATCAGCGCCATATCACGAACGGCGCGCTCGGCGTGTTCCTGCGTGCCGTCGAGGACGGCCATGTGCAGCACGGTTCTGTCCTCATCGTCGAGGGGCTCGACCGCTTGAGCCGAGCTGAGCCGATCCAGGCGCAGGCGCAGCTCGCGCAGATCGTCAACGCCGGCATCACGGTCGTGACCGCCAGCGACGGCCGCGAGTATAACCGCGACCGCCTGCGGGCCCAGCCGATGGATCTCGTCTACAGCCTGCTCGTCATGATCCGGGCGCATGAGGAATCGGACACAAAGAGCAAGCGCGTCAAGGCCGCGATTCGGCGCCAGTGTCAAGGGTGGATCGCCGGGCACTGGCGCCGGCCGATCCGTGTCGGGCGAGATCCGCAATGGGTGCGCGAGGTCGACGGCAGGTTCGAGCTGATACCGGAGCGCGCCGACGCCGTGCGCTTCCTGATCGAGAAGTACCTAGGCGGCTACGGTTCCGAGCGCACCCTGCGCGAACTTGAAAAACTGGGGGTTCCGATCAGCGATGCCGGTAAGACTTGCGGCCCGCACCTTTACAAGCTGTTCGCCAACCGCGGGCTGATCGGCGAGAAGGTCGTCGAGCTGGACGGCGAAGAGTACCGGCTTGAGGGCTACTACCCGCCAGTCGTCTCGCCCGAGAAGTTCGCCGAGGTCCGCTACGTCGCTGAGCAGCGCAAAGGGCGCAAAGGCAAGGGCCGGCCCGGCCAAGGCGAGATTCCGGGGATCGTGACCGGCATCGGCATCGCCTACTGCGGCTACTGCGGGACGACCGTGCTCGCACAGAACCTCATGGGGCGGAACCGCGACGACCAGGGGCGACCGCAGCGCGGACACCGCCGGCTAGTCTGCCACGCCTACCGACAAATGAACGGCTGCCCCGTCCGGGGCTCGATCAGCTCTTTCCCGGTCGAGCGCGCGCTCATGCACTACTGCTCGGACCAGATCAACTTAAGCCGCCTGCTCGAAGGCGATAGCGGCGCCGCGGCGCTCTCCGCACAAATCGCCAAGGTCAAAATGCGCGTCGTCGAGGCTGAGGCGAAGATCGGCCGCGCGACCGATGCGCTGCTTCAGGATGGCGCCGGCGCGCCGGCGGCGCTGCTCAAGCGCCTGCGCGAGCTCGAGGAGCAGCTCGATCGCGACAAGAACGAGATTGGCGTGCTCGAGCACAAGCTCGCCGCGGAATCGGCCGCGCCGCCGGCCGCCGCGCAAGCGTGGGCCGATCTCGTCAAGGGCGTCGAAGACCTCGACTATGACGCCAGGATCAAAGCGCGCCAGCTCGTCAGCGACACGTTCTCGCGCATCGTCATCTACAACAAGGGTTTCAACCCGCACGCGGACGACAAGACGATAGGCGTGCTACTCATCGCCAAGCGCGGCACGACGCGCATGATCCACGTCGATCGCAAGACGGGTGAGTGGCGGGCGGCCGAAGAGTTCGAAATCCCAGCATCCGGCGATATTCCGCTGCCTTCGCTGCGAATGGTTTCATAATCGAAACTCTATGCTAAAATAAAACCACTTCAACACTGCGCCTCGGCGCGAGGAGAGAGAAGTGGAAACGAGAAATGAGCAAGGAGAGCCGCAGGACGTTGCGCGAGCGCCGGAGGGGAGCAACCTCGAGCAGCAAGGCGTCGATGGGCGGACCGTGTACACGTCGTTTGATGATTGGTGGAACGCAAACACGACGTGGCCTGTCGGCGTAAAAAACACCGCTCTTTTGGCATGGCGAGCCGCACTATCCGCCCGTGCCGCCGCCCCCGCTGCACCGGCTGTAGTGCCCGCCCCCGCTACTAAGACGCGCGTAGGGACAGTGGAAATTTCTGGCGGCAAGGTGCGCTCCTATACCTTTGAGCAAACGGATTACGCGGACGGTAGCTATTGGCTTTACCCGGCCCCGGCCGTTGCCGCGCCCGCACAAGCCGAGCAGCCGTGGCGCTGCTTCCATTGCGACGAAGTGTTCACGGATGCAGCGTCGGCGCAGGAGCATTTCGGGCGTAGCCAAATTTCTGAACCTGCATGCACCATCGACGCGGCCAAGTACCGTGAGATGGAAGAAACCGTGCGCCGACACTGCGAAGAAGATACGGACCTCCATCGGACGATTTATGCGATGGAATCTCGCCACCAAACCGAATTGCGATGCGAGGAAGAAAAGGGCTACGCGCGCGGGCTAGCGGATGCACAAGCCGAGCAGCAAGGTGGCGGCGGAGCGATTGTCGAACTTCAGCATGTAGCCGTAGCTGAGGATGGCGGGAAACTTCGCTGGTTGAGCGGCCGGCGCCCGCATGATTGCGAACTGTTCGCCATGCGCGATGGTGGACTGGCGCCGACAAAGTTGTACACGCGCTCGGCTACAGAGCAGCCCTCGGCGCGCGTGGCGTTGAGCGAACCCGTGCAGCGTTGGACTACCGGCACAGCAACGACAGCCGATCATGGCGGCTTTGTCGCCTATGGCGATTACCTCGAATTGCGACGCGCCTATGACGCCATCCTCGCCGCAAGCGCGGCAGAGGACCGTAACCGGGAGCAAGGATGAAATTGATCCTCGACCCCTGCTGCGGTGGCCGCATGTTTTGGGATGACCGGCAAAATCCGGCCGTCGTGTTCGGTGACATTCGAAGCGAAACCATCGAGGTAACGGATCGCTCTCACGGCAACGAAAGCGGCACGCGCACGCTTCGAATCGAACCAGACACGTTGATCGATTTCCGCGATCTGCCGTACTCGGATGGCTCGTTCAAGCTCGTCGTGTTCGATCCGCCGCACCTTGTTCGCGCCGGGCCGAAAAGCTGGCTCGCGGCCAAATACGGGAAATTGAGCGAAAACTGGCGGAACGATATTCGAGCGGGATTTGCCGAGTGCCTGCGCGTCCTAGATGCTGATGGCGTGCTGGTGTTCAAGTGGAACGAGACGCAGGTGAAAATTTCCGAAGTGCTCGAACTCGCGCCGCAAAGGCCACTGTTCGGGCATTTATCCGGCCGCAAGGGCCTCACTCACTGGCTCGTATTCATGAAGACCGCCGCAAGCGCGGCACAGGGAGGCAGCGATGGTCGATAAATACCCTCTCGAAATCGAGAACGTTGGTGACGACGAGTACATCGTCATGTCACGCGGTCATCACGATCCACACGAATTCATGCGCAAGGTTCGTCAAGAAGGATTCGATTGGCCCCTTGGATTTCCGACGCACCAATGGGTCAAGAGAACGCCGGCCCGCGATGGCGCGCATACCTGCTGGTACAACTTCGTGACAGAGGGAACGCGGGGCGCATTCCCGGCTACCTACGCGCATGAGCCATACCACGAAAAGACCTATGAGGCGATTTGCGCGGCACAGACGGGGGAATCGAAATGAGCGTCGAATTGAAGCCGTGCCCATTGTGCGGCGAGCAGTTGGAAGCATGGGGCGTGAACTACCGGCACAACATCGATAGCGGATGCTTTCTCGCTTCCGTGGTGCGCGTGACGCCGACCGACGTTGAAGCCTGGAACAATCGAGCAGCCAGCGCTGCGCCTGCTGCGGGGCGGGAAGCGGTGGACGAGCGGGCGGCGTGCGTGGTGCGCGAAGATTGCCAGTGGCCTGCATGCCGTCGCGATTGCGTGATCGATAGCCGCGAGCATAAAGCCCGCGCCGCACTCGCCACTGCCATGACGCCGACCGGAACATTCGCATGCCCGATTTGCGGGCGCACTTCACCCCACGAGCACACAGCCGAAGAGCAGATCAGGCACCGAAACATTAAGAAGAAAATTCCGGATTGGCACGAAGGTACCTTGATGGAAATACTCGGGAAGGCAGGCCTTCGATTTCAATACCGGGACGAAAACGTGCGCGGTGCATTAATTGCAGGAATAGCCTGGGGATTTGACCAAGGCATCGCCACTGCCCCGACGATGAGCGAGGCGGTGCGGCCGGAGCCCGGTACGACCGAATACGGTTCGTGGATCAACAACGCGCAGAAAGAGGCGAACCTTCGTTTCTCTTGGGTCGATCAAAAGTTCAAATGGCTCTGCGCGTTTGAACAGGCATTGCGCATCGGCCGCGCCGGAGCGGCGAAGGAGGTCGAATAATGCGATTCGACACTGAAGAAGCGTTCTTCCGCGCGACATTCAACGCAGCCGGCACAAGCCCGTCCTATATCGTTGAAGCCTGTAATCTCGCCGAGCATGAAGGAAAAGACCGTAACCGCGCCCTGCGGACCGAGGTCGTACGGCTGATGCGCGGCGCGTTCAAGGTCCATCAGCAGGCCGACGCGCAGTACATCGGAGATAACCTCCTTGAATATCGGCTCAATGCGGCAAAGGAACAGCTTCCCGATGGATGGCGCCTGGTTGTCATGTTCGAACGAGGAACGATCCGTCTAGACGTCTACGACGATAGCGACGTGCGGCACGAATTCGGCAGCACGCGCGACACCCTTTCTGGACAAGCAGACGACGCTTTGCGTGCGGCTATCGACCACGCCAACGCAGATGAAAAGAAGGAGGACGCTGCATGAGCTCATCACGTCTTCGAGATCTCGTGAACATGGTCAAGGACGAGGGCCTGGAAGTCGTGCAGCATTACTCGAAGCCTGGCCGAATCTGTGTCGAGGCGCAGGCGCCGAACGGTGTGAAGCAGACTTTCGCGCTAACTCGAAATAACGGCGACGTGCGCGGCGATCAAAACGAGCGCTCGCGCATCCGCCGCTTCACTCGCGAGAACACGCCCATCCCGCCGGCCGTGGAAATCCCCCCCCCGGTCATTACACCTAAAAGGAGCATCGTGAAGAAATCCGACTCACAAGAGCCCTCGTCGACGGCGGCCAAGGATCTGACGCCGATCGAGTTTTACAAGCTGTGCGAGTGGCTAAAAGGCATCAATTGCGCGACCCTTTCAGGCATCGATGTTCTCTCGCGCGCGGCGTCGAGCGCGCTTGGTCAAGAGATCAGCGAACTGACAATGCGAGAAGCAATGACGGCAACCGAGACGCCCGAGCCGGATGCCTGGCATCCGCTTCCCGATCCGCACGTCGTTCTCGCGCGCGAGCTCGAGGGGCTGCTTAAAGAACTCGGGCATCAGCCGTCGCCGACGCTGCGCCGCCTGCTCGCGACGATGGCATAAAAAAAGCCCCGGCCGGAGCCGGGGCAAATTCCCCGCCAAGGGGAGGAGGAGACAATCAGTTGTGCGGAGCCAGGCAGACGCCCCGCACGTAGTCTTGGAGCCCAAGGATTTCCGCCTGGTCGTGCTTTATAGCGGCCCGGAGGGCGAAATAATCTTGTCGAGCAGCGGAATCGAGTTCGACGGTGCTTCCATCAGCGACGCCGGAGGCGGCGGCGGAAGCGGGCACGCTGTTGCTAACGGCTGAACACTTTGCGTGGACGCGCAACTGCACAGTGCCAGCGTCGACAGCAGCGCGAAGGCGGTCATTTTCTTGCTTTGCATCGTTCAACTCCTTGGCGTGTTGCGCGTCGAGATCCGCGACGTTCTGCTGCCATTGCTCTTCAGTATGGCGAGCTTTCTCCGAGGCGGCTTCAGCGGCGTCCGACAGCTTCTTCAGATCGGATACCTGCTGTGCCTTGAGCTCGTTGATCGCGGCATCCGCGCGCCAGCCGCGCACCGTCCAGCCGGCGCCAAACAGCAGCGCTATGACGAGCGCCGCGCCGACGAGCGACGCGATGAGCTTAATTTGCTGCGGGCTCATCTTTCTTCACCGCAGTTTGGTTGATAACGCGCAAGACGATCATCGCCAGGGCAAACCATTTGAGCCAGGCGGGATCGAGGTAGTCGCGAACGGTGGGCACGTAGTCCCACGCCGCCGAGGCGGCCGCGAGCAGCGCTGCGGCTTGCACCGTGAGGAGCTTGTGCGCGCGGCGCCAGTCATCGATGAAGAGCTTTTTCATGCGGCTGCCTCCTGGTTGTGACGAGCGAAGGCTGCGGCCATCTTCTCGTCGTAGTGATTGGCCCGATAGCCGGGCCCGTTGTAGCCAGCGGCGAAGCCGGGCCAATCCTTGTTGCGGAGCGCGCGCGCGAGGTTCGGGTTCGCCTTGATGAAGCGAACAAACGCGTCGAGCTGATCGCCCGCACTGCGATACATGGCATTCACGAAGTCCTGCACTGACGCGTAGCCGAGAGCCTTCCAGTAATACCCCATGATCTGGAATGCGCCCCACGAGCAGGATTCGAGTGCCGAGTCGCGATCGAGGTGCACGGCTGCGTCGAGGCGATCGTATTCGGCCGCGCCGCCCTTGTAGCCGCCGGGCGTCACGTCGACGATGTTCAGACTGACCGATGCAGGGATTGCAATGCCGTGCGCAATGAGCTGGCGGCGCATGATGTGCCGCTCGAACAGGATGACGGGCCGCACACCATCGGCGAGGAAGCCAGATCCGCGGCTCTCGACGTCGGTTACAGCCTTAATGGCCGCCACCGGCACGTTGAGCGCCGCTGCTGCGTTCGCGAAGTCGTCAGGGGTGAGGGTCTTTGATGATGAGCCGGTCATTTTTCGCTCCCGCCAGCCCAGCGGCGATACCAAGATTCAATAGGTTCAAGGGCGCGGCCGCCCATGTGCCCGGCGATACTGACGAACACGGCGGTCGTCAGCGACGATAGTGAGTTCGCCTCGCAAGCATAGAAGGTGACGACGCCGGCAAACGCCGATGTGATGACTTCGCCCAACAGAGTTAGGCACACTTGCTTGAGACTCATCTCGCCTGCCTTTAACTTGCGGATGAAACGAACGGCGCCACCCCAAGCGGAGAGCGCAATCACCCAAACGTAGGTTGCAAGCCCGTAACTTGAGGGGTCTTTCGCCGCCTCCGCTGCTTGCCTGATCTCTTCGTTCATCCGAGTTTGCCCGTTTCCCCGTTTACTGGCGCGATTGTAGCACCATGGTTCGATTAGAGAACCACAAATTGCATCCGGGCGCTATCACACAACAGAATCGAGTGTCACCATCTGCGGTGTAGTGTCGAACCGTGCCGTTTAGTGTGAAAGGAGAGATCGATGAATACCAAGCCGCGACGCCAATCAGCCGTAGGCAGGATTTCCAAAGCGACCAAGGAAGCACCCTGGAACATCGGAGATCCAAGCAAGAAAATTGGGCTCAACGTCCCATTTCCAGAACCGACGATTCTCCAGCTCGATTACCTGATCGAGCACCGCGCCATTCACTCAAAATCGTCGTTCATCCGCGACGCGGTTGCCGAGATTGCCACTCGTGAGATAGAAAAGCTGCGCCGAGTCCAAGAGGCGGTCCGCCGCATCGAAGAAGAGGATCGCGTGCGTCGTTAATTGCGTTACAATGCGCGCGAAATGACATCGTGTTAGGAGGGTGCTGTGTACGACACCAATGGAACGATCGGACCGAACGGGGACGTCGGCTATGAGCGGCCGATCTCCATCAAGGCCGTAGCCGGACTTGCCGCGGCGTCGGTCGCGACGTACGCCGCCGTGAAGCTTTTCGGCGATATGGCTGTCGTCGCACTCGGAGCGGCCACGGTCGGCGCCATCGTCACCATGTTTCTGCGGAAACGATAGGCCGACCCGGCGCCTCTACTTGCTGAACGCACTGAGCGCGCTGCGCTCGAGCTGCTCTTCCTGGCCTTCGAGGCCCTTCAGCGCTTCACGTTTTTGCGCCGGCGACAGGGTAGCGTCGCCATTCACCACGACCTCCTGATTGCGGATTGCCGAGACGGCCTTGTTCGTCTTGGTGAATACCTTGTTCGCCGCGATGAGCTCGGCTTGGCCGGGCCGCTCGAAGATCTGCTGAATCGCCTCTCCGTCACGTGCCTTCTTTGCCGAGACCAGTTCGTTTTGCGCTTCCTTCGCTTGGTTCATCGCATCGTAGAAGCGACCACGGATAGCCTTGACGTCGTTTTCCTGCCAAAAGTCCTTTGCGATCGGAATGTCGTTGCTCGATACGGACCCGAGATCGGTCGATGCCATGTGTGCCACGCCAATGCTGTCCGTCACGAACTGCCCAAGGCCGCCCGTGTAGGTACGCCACACGTATTTCAACGTCTCCGGGCTGACCTTCGTCAGGTCGTTCTCGTACCGATTGGCGCCAGCCAGTTCGCCCGCGTGCGCGATGCCCTGCGCAAGCGCGTCGTACACCGTGCCCTTCGTGCCGCGGTACATTTTCAGGTTGTCCGGCTGCGCCTTCATGGCGTCGCTGTCGGGCACGATCGGGCTGCCGAAGCTGTTGCGGTTTGCGGCCGTCTCGGCGAGCGGCTTGATGACCGTCGGCGTCGTCGCGAGGAACGCGTCGAGCATGTGGTTGTCGCTGTCCGGGTTGTAGACGCCGTTCACAGGGAAGTAGGCGTCGAGGAACGTAGACACCATGCGTGCGGCCGACTTCATCGCGCTCTGGCCGCGCATCGCTTCCGCCATCGCGACGCCCGCGGCATAGGCGGGCGAGAACTCCTGCGAGATCGGCACGTGCAGCGTGTGATTGCCGATCGTGAAGACGAAGTTGCGCGAGCGCGTATCCCAACCCTGGCCGAGCCAACGGTCCTTGTCGTCGTCCATGCCCTTCGCGCCGGCGAAGAAGCCGAGCGTCGCGAGCATGCCGAGCGCGACGAGCGCCTGGCCGCGGTGCTTGCCACTCGAAACCGTGCGCAGCGCATTGGCCGTGCCCTGGATCGCAGGATTCAGGAACAGGTAGATCGCACCGAGCGCGCCGGTCATCGTGCCCTTGCGGTCAAAATCGACGGTCACGTTCTTGGCCGCCTGCGCGGCGACGCCCGGCTTCACGCCCTGATCGCGCAGCGGCATGTAGAGCGCGAGACGCAGCGCGTTTTCCGTCGCCTGGTTGCCGATCTCGACGACGTGCGCCATGCCGGCGACAACCTTGCGCCCCGCCACTTGCGCCGCCTTCAGGTTGCGGCCCTCCTTCAGGTAGCCGCTTGCGCCGTATGCGTCATCGTAGAGACGAGAGAGCGACTTGCCGTGCTCCTCGAGGTCAGACATCCACGATGCACCGGTCTTGCCGCCCTGCGCCCGGTACTCGTTCAGGTAGGCGCCCGTCTTGCCGGCGGGGGCGTTACCGGTCGCGGCCCACTGGCCGAGCGCCCGCGCGGCGGCCGGGTACTTGGTCCATGCCTTCGCCGCCACGGCCGCGCCCTCGTTACCGACCATGTTGACCGTGCCCGTCAGCGCGTCGCGCGCGGCGTTGCGCAGAATGAAGGCCGGGTTGTAGCCGGTATAGATCTTCGAGAGGTAGCGATTCATGCTTCGCATCATTTCGAGGATCGGATGCATGCGGCCCTGGTCGAGCGGCCGGATCTGGCGCGCGAGCGCTTCGTCGTTGATCTGGATACGCACGGGCTCGCCCTTCACGTACACCATGACCTCGTTGTCTTGGAGCGGCTTGACGAATTCGGCGACACGCTCTCCATTCGAGTCGAGCACCTGATACGTCGCCGCCTTCGGGCCCGCGCCCTCGAGGAACGCATTGACTTGGGAGCGCGCAGAGAACGAGCCAACCGTCTCGCCGCCAGGTTTCGACATATCGACCACGTTGTACACCCGGCCAGCGACGTATCGGCCGCGCGGCGGCACTCCGATAGTCCACAGCTCCGGGTCCGGGTGATTCGCGACCAGTGCGAGCAGCGATTGCCGCGCCAGGTTCTTCTCGCCGACTACAACGGCCTGGTCATAGTCGCGCGCGATGTTCTCGAGGATATGCTCCTCGCGCTCCTCATGGCCCATGGCGCGCTTGACCTTCGGGCCATACTCGCCGTCGCCCTTGAGCGGGACATAGTTCTGGTAGGTCTTGGCGAGCGTGTCGTAGTCGTCCTGGCTGATGAGCCCGTAGTCGAGCTTAAGGTCGAGCGTCGCGCGCGCGATGTCGCGAGCCTTTTGTGCGAGCGCCTGCAATTCGGGGGCGCTGCTGTACTTCGCGAGGATCGCCTTGGCATCGGCGGTCGTCATGCCCGATCCGCCATCCGGCATGTCCTTGTTGATCTCTGCGACGCGCTCGTTACGCTCCTGCGCGTGCTGCGCATGCAGCAGCTCCTCGAGATCCGCCTGCTTGTAGCCGGACTTCGCGAGCTCTGCCATCAGCGGCGCGAACATCGCTTTCTTGACGTCCTCGAGGCGCGCGGCGATACGGCCCGGCCGGTTCGCCTCGGCGCGGTAATAGTCGTCGTAGCCAAGATCCTTGGCGCCCGTCAGCTTCTTGATGCGCTCCTGCACTTTTTTCACGCGGTTCATGTTGTCTTGGACCGCAGCCTGCAACCGCTCGAAGCGCGAGGGTTCCGGCGGGGTCAGGCCATTGGCTGACGTGCTCGCACTATTGGCCGGGTTGACCGAGAAACGCGGCTCCGAGGAACCCTGTGCACCGTCGCGCAGCGCGGCAACCGCGAGCGCGTGCAGTTGGGCAGGAGTGACCTCGCCGAGCTGTTTGCCGAAACGGCGCAGTACCCAAGCCTTTACCGCCCCGAGAACGTCGTCGACCCACTTGCGGAAGGCCGGCGGAGCCTGGTCGTAGTGCTCGATCGTGTACGCGCCAAACTCCTCCGGCGCCAACTTATCAGGAACCACCCCGATTTGTTGCGCGCGGGCAACACGATCACGCGCCTGGTCGTAAAACTCGCGAGCCCGCCCGCTCGACTGTTCTGCCTGGCGGTGCAGGCTATCCAGGCGACCCATAAGATCGGTCCAGGCGGCCGTGCCGATGAGCTTTTCGCCGCCCTGGTGGAAAGCCTCATGAAGCAGCACGGGCAGGGCCGTCTCCGGCGTCAAGTTGGCCGCCACAAGGTGGATCTTGCCGTCAGGCAGCGTCACACCGCGGATGCTGGCCGGGACGTTCTTCTCGGGCACATCCGATGCTGCATCGTGCAGCACCACACTACCGCGCTCGATCAAGTGCGACACGATGCCGCCCAAATCGCCCGATTTTAACGTAGCGCCTATTTCATTCGCATTAAATACCTTGCGATTTCCCCCGTCATCGCCCATGATTACATTAGAGCGACTTCCTTCGGATTCGCTCTCCGAGGAAGGAGAAAGACTAAACGAACGCTTGTCCCAATTCACGGAGTCGAGAAGATCTCCGACAGTCAAGGCCCGAAGAGGGGCTGTCGCAGTACCAGGCTTGGAGACGGCGGCGCCAGCATAACCCCCCGAGGGCTGGGAAGCGGCAGAAGGCCGGCCCTGGTTAGCTATCTCCGGATTCGCCCTACCGCTTCCCACCTCTTTTATTTCGAACCCTGCGAGGGTGTAGAAAGACGTGCGATTACCGCCGCTCTTGTCGACCTTGCGCAGCTTCAATTCGACGGAATACAGCTTCCCATCGATCTCGGCCGGCGCCATCGCTGCAAAGTAGCCTTCGACGTGCTGGCGCCCCTTGTTGTCCTGCTCGAATCGAACCGGTACGGCGTTTTCAACTAGCCCCGGAAGAGCCTGAACGATAGACGTGTGCAACGGCTCACGCCGTCCCACAGACAACAGCTTGCCGCCGCCGTCCTTGGTGAAGTCGACCGTGCCGATCCACGGGTTATTGACCGACGTGCCGCGCAGGTTGTCGCGGTAGTAGGTGCTCGCCGTCGAGTACAGATCCTCCTGCGGCACGTCGAACGTCGAAATGCGCGTGACCGTAACCTGCTGATTACGGTCGATCTCCGGCCCGACACTGTATTTCGGCGGCTCTTCGGTTTTCGGCGGCTTCTCGCCTTCCGCTTCCAGCGTCGCGACCGCAGCGTCGGCAGACGGCGCCGGCGCGTTCTGCGCGGCCTTCTCCGACGTCAGCTCGCTTTCGAGTGCGCTGAGCTGCGACATTTTCTCGATGAGCTCGGCTTGCTCGGGGAAGGGAGCGCCGAGGCGATTACCGATCTGCTCAACGCGGCGCTTGTTCTGCGCAACGCGCTCTTCCACTTGAGAGAGTTCACGGTCCAAGGCATTGACCTGGTTCACCGCGCGCGTAGCGATGCCGCCAACCGGCATATCGGGGTCTAGCGGCAGCGCGACGAGATCAGGCGGATCGCTCGGCATGTTGATCGACACCGAGGCGATGTACTGCCCCGAGCCTTCGAGCACAGTGCCGTAGAACTTGATCGGGAAGCCGCCGATCTCGCCGATTTGCTCCTCGGTGTCGGCTTCCGTCGAAGCAAGCTCTTTGAACCGGTTGAAGATCGCGTTCGAGAACTCGTCGCGCTTGTCGTAGCTGGTCTTTCCTACCATCCCATCGAACTCGCCCGGGCGGATCGGTTTGCGTTTCGCGATGGCCTCGCGCAACTTCCCGACCATATCGCCATCGCGCTCGATCGACGTCTCTGCCCAATGCTTCTCGCGGCGCAGTTTGTTTTGGTCGTCGTGATGCGCGGAAGCGAGACGCTCGAGCCGGTCAACGTCGGCCTTCAGGCCGGCCAGGCGCAGGTAGCGCTCATCGCCGGATGCCAGCGCCGCCGCCATCTCGAACGCCGACGCCTCGCTGACGTCCTCGAGCGAGCGCACGCTGTCGTCGCCGTTGAGCGCCTGCTCGATGAACCGGGCCTTGCGGCCGTTCATCCCCCACATGGTCGAGTCGTAGCTGCCCTTCGTCGCCCAGGCGCGGATGCGGACCTCCTTGTTCTGGTTGCCCTGCCGCACGATGCGCCCCTCGCGCTGCTCGACGGAGGCGGGGAACCACGGCGCGTCCAGGTGCTCCTCGGTGTAGAGCCGCTTCTGTACGTTCGTGCCCGTCTCCATGTCCTTGCCGCCGATCAAGATGCGCTTCTTGCCCTCGCGCATATCGGCGAACAGGCGCTCCTTCTTGGAGTGCTGGCCGTAGTCGCGCATGAATGCGATATGGTCGCGCGGCACGCCGCCGTCGATGAGGCGCTGCTCGATCCAGTCCTTCATGTTGAAGCCGCGGTTCTGCGCGGACTGCTCACCCAGGCCGATATCGGTAAAGATGATGTGCGACGCGCCCTTGATCGGGTCGACCTTGCCGTTCGTCGTGTACTGGTAGTTGGACGCGGCGTGGTAGTCATTCACCACGGCGTCGATCATCTGGTTCAGCTTGCTGTTCGGATCGGCCGGCGCGGTCGGGTCGACGAACCGCATGTCGATCGCGGAGAATCGCCCGTCAGCGATGACCTTCAAAATGATGTCGTCGCCCTTCTTCGGCGGTCCTTTGCGCTCGCGGATCTTGTTGATGCGCTGCTCGAGCGACTGCTGATACGCTTTGTAGCCGAACGGCTCGGGCGTGACCATGATCTGACGGCCGCCGCCTTGGACCTCGGGGCGATCGACGTACTGCGAGAGCTGCGAACTCGTCAGGATGTCCATGAACGAGCGCACGCGCCGCATGAGTTCGGGCACGTTCTGGAACTTCGCGAAGCGGCTGACGATCTCGTATCCGCCGGCGGCGTTTTGCTCGAAGCCGGCCACGATGTCGCCGTACTGGTTCGCCCAAGCATCGAACGAATCCAGGCCATCCTCGGCGAGCTGCTCCGGTTGAAAGAAGCGCTGCACCGTGTAGAGCTCGCCCATCGTGTTCGTGATCGGCGTTCCCGACGCGGCCACGAGCGCGCGGCCCGGCTTCTTGTCGCGCAGGTATTGCACCTTCATGAACAGATCCATCGCGCGCTGCGAGCCGGCCGGATCGATACCCTTGATAGCGCCCTGATTGGTCGCGAAATCGAGCTTGCGGAACTCGTGAAATTCGTCGACGAACAGGCGGTCGACACCGAGTTCCTCGAACGAGAGAACCTTGTCCTTTTTGTCGCCGCCCTGGCGCGCTTCGAGGCGCCGCTCGAGCTGCTCGATGCGCCGCTCGATCTGCTTGCGCGTGATGCGATCGCTCTTGTCCGTGTCGTCCAGCGCCGATTGCCACTCGCCGATCTGGTCGCGAATGAACTGCGAGGCGTACTCGTCGCTCATGCCAATGCGGCCGAACGCCGAATGCGTGATGATGATCGCATCCGGGTTGTTGAGCGCCGCCTGTGCGACGAACCGGCGCCGGTTGTGCGTGTGGAAATTCTGCTCGTCGGCAACCATGATGTTCGCCGCCGGGTAGAGCTCCAAAAATTCGCGCGCGAACTGCGCCAGCATGTGATTCGGCACGGAGTACATCGGCTTGTTCGACAGGCCCAGGCGTCGCTCTTCCATGCCTGAGGCGATCATTTCGAACGTCTTGCCGGCGCCGACGGCGTGGGCGAGATACGTGTCGCCCTGTTGGATCGTGCGCCAGATCGCGCGCTTCTGGTTCGGACGCAGTTCGAGCCGCATCGTCACGCCCGGCAGCGTCAGGTGCGAACCGTCGAATTGCCGCGGCGCGATGTTGTTGAAATTGTCGTTGTAGTGGTTGACGAGCCGATCGGCGCGCTTCGTATCCGTCCAGATCCAGCGTTGGAACGCCGCGCGCATCTTCTGCGCGACGTCGTTCGCCTTTTCCGTCGCCTCTGGATCGACGTGCGTCTTGCCATCGGCGTCGCGATACGTGACCTTGATCTGCTTGTTGTTGAGCACCGAGTCGAGGATCATGCCGGCGCTCATCTTGCCGGCGTTGTACTCGGAGTAGTTCGAGCCCTTCTGCTCGGCAGACCAATTGCCGAGGCGAGAGTTGTAGCCGACATCGATGTTCTCGCCCAGCGCTTCGCTCGCGAACTGCGCAATATCGCTCGCCGGAATCCAGTTCTGGCCCAGCTTCACCGTGATCTCGCTCGGGCCGAGCGGCTTGGGCTGCACGGCGAGGAGCGCGTCGACGTTGCGCGCATAGCGCTTGTCGGTCGCCGCGGCGGACTGCGCCTCGCGCAGCTTGCGCACGACATTGCCCGACAGGTATTCGTCGGACGTCTGCCACCCCTTGCTGGGGTCTTGATAGATAGCGGTCCCGAGCGCGTCGATCGCCTCGTCGCGGCTCATCTTCGCGAGCCGCGCAACGTCGTCCAGGTCGAGCCGTCCAAGGTTATTCAGCGAAACGAACATCGCGTCGTTCGTCGTCTTGATCTCCGGCTCGCGCGGGCGTTGCAGCACGCGCTCGGACAGTACCGGCGCCTTGACGATCTCGCCGTTTTCCTTGATGTGCTCGAGCGAGTAGGCGAGCGCGCCCTCGACGTCCAGGCGCAATAGCGGATCGTTCTTGAATCGGCGCGAGACGGTAACGGTCCCGTCGTCCGCTTTGCGCTCGATCGTCGAGTAGGTGAGGAGGTTGCCGTGCTTCGCGACGAACGCGTCGTACGTGCTGGCAAGCGCCTTGAGCGACTTCTCCCAATCGCCGTCCGAGAGCTGGTCGAGCTGCGCTTGCTTGAGCGCGTCGCGCAGCGCCGTCCACGACTTGAGGAACGCTTTGTCGGCCGGCTTGAGGGCGATGTCCTTGCCGTCCGATCCGCGACGGTGCGAGAGCTCCACGCCGCTACCGCTTTCGACCTGCATCAGCCGGCCATCGTCCGCGACGTAAAGGCCGCCCTCCTTCTTGTGCATCGGATTGAAATCGCGCTCGAGCGCGACCGCCTTCGATGCCGCCGGATTCTTCGCGCCGGGCTGATAGACGCCTTCGGGGAGGTTGGCGATCGCCTTCGCGAACGCCTGATCCATATCCACGCCAGGCTCGGGCGTGACCGTGTACTCGTTCGCGCGGTACATGCTGCCCGTGAGCGCGTGCGCGCCGAGCACCATTTCAGGGTGAGCCGCGAAGTACTCGTTGACCTGCGCCGGGCCCTGCGGCGTCGTCACTTCGGCCGTGCCGAGCCACTTGACGCCATTGTCCGGGATGCCGTCGCCGCGCTTTTGCAGGAACAGCACGTCGGTAACGACTTCGGTGCCGGCATTGTCCTTGAACGCCGTCTGCGGCAGGCGGATCGCGCCGAGCAGGTTCGCGCGGTCGGCGAGGTAGCGCCGCGCGCGGTCGCTCGCCTTGTCCATCGTGCCCTTGCTGGTGATGAACGTCACCAGGCCGCCGGGCTTCACGCGATCGAGCGTCTTCGCGAAGAAGTAGTCGTGCAGCATGAAGCCGTTCTTCTTGTACTCGGGATCGTTCGTGATGACGGTCGACGAGAACGGCGGATTGCCGATCGCCGCATCGAAGAATTCGCGCGGGAGCGCGGTCTTCGTGAAGTCGCCCACGATGATGTTGCTCTGCGGATAGAGCAGCTTCGAGATCGCGCCCGTGAGGCCGTCGTACTCGATGCCCGTGTACTTGCTCATGGCCGCCATGCTGGCCGGCATCAGCCCTTTGAAGCGGCCGACACCCATGCCGGGTTCGAGCACCTTGCCGCCGGCAAAGCCCATGCGTTGCAGCCCGTCGTAGATCGACCGGATGACGCCCTCGGTCGTGTAGTGGGCATACTGCGTCGTTCGCTTGGCTTGGTCGTACTCGGCGGGCGTGAGCGCCGCTTTTAGCCGCTCGCCGAGCGCTTGCCACGCGGCGTCCTTGTAGCGGCCGTACTGGTTCGGGAAGATGTTGTTGGCGATCTCGGATGCGCCCCAACCATTGAATTTGGTGAGGAGCGACGCCTCTTCAGGCGTCGGCCGGCGCCCTTCTTTCTCGAGCTGCTTGACGAGCTCGATAGCGCGGACGTTCTGCTCGGCCGTGGATCGCCACGAGCCGGTGCGCGTCAGCTCGCCGGGTTGGATGTGGTAGTCGTTTCCGACTCGGGTGACAGGGCCCCGATCGTTTCCATCGCCTGCGACAGCGCTATTTCCTCGGCCGACTTCTGCGCCGAGTTGATCGCCTGCGTCCGATACAGGGGATTCGCTTCGAACTGCGGGCTGTTCATCGACACGATCTTGTTGACCGCGCTCTGCCGCGCCTCGCTGATCGCGTCCAGCGTCGTCCCGACCAGGTTGTTCAGCCACATTTTCAGTGACCCGTCCGCCTGCATCTGGCGATACGCGTCCGGCGCTTTGCTTTGCAGCGCCTTGGTCAGGATTTCCGTCAGTTGCGCTTCGGTCATTTTGGTTGACCTCCTCAGATTGCATTGTAGCCGACTCGGATTGCTTTGCAATGCCGCCTTCGGCCATCAGCGCGGCGTGATGCTGCTTCGATTCCTCGACGCTCGTCATTCCTTCCGCGTGGTCCCCGGGGAAGTTGCGAGCGGCCTCCCAAAACGAGAGAAGGTACGGCTTTACGGCGTCGCCGATGTCTTCCGTCATGGCCTTGGCGTAGGTGGCGAAGTCGCGCACGCCACTCTCGATGTAGGCCCCGGCGATCGTCATGCCGTCCATCAGCAACTCGGGATCGATGCCGCTATTGAGCTGCGCGCCGGAGAGCTTCGACTTTAGGCGCTGGCGCGCGGCCTCGACGCGATCAGACGTGAAGATCTTGTTGCCGGCGAAGCGGTCTTTTCCGCCGGTCGGCGGAGTCGGCTCGGCAGGCGTCTCGTTGGCGGCCTTCTCTGCGCTCACTGCGCTCGGGTCGATAACGATCGCCGTTGCGCCTTCGCCCGCCTTGCGCACGATGACGGGCTTCTTCTCGGCGACCGGCTCTGCACTCGGCGCCTCGATGCCCTTGCGGGTAAAGCGCAGCTTCCCGTCGTCCGTGGTGGCGCGGTCGAATTCATCCTTCAGCACTCGGCGAGCGAGGCCGCTCAGTTGTTTCTCGTGCGCAGCGTCCATCGTGATCGACTGCATGGCGCGCGGCGCCGCCATGTTCGTTTCGTACTCGCGGCCGGCGATGTCACCAGTCATCGGCTTGCGGTGTTCGCTTCCGCTCAACGAGTCCGGACGGAATTCGATACGCACGCCCCGGTTCTGGCCTTGACCGATCGCCAGGTCAGGATTGTCGGTAACGAACATGCGGCGCACGTTCGGCTGCTTGTCGTCACGCAGCAGCGTGTCTAGCCCGCTCGTGTTCGTTTCCCGATGCAACACCTTTCCGGGTGCGATTCCCTTCGGCTTGATGGTAGTCGGGCCGACAGGCATGCTCGGCAGTTCAGCTACCTTCGGGAAGCGCTCGGCAGGCTGTGCGCTCGGCGAGTTCTTGACCGCTTCGAGCGCCTTATCGACCGGCGCGTCGAGCACGATGGCCTTGACGTCCTTGCCTTCCTCAGCTGCGGCGAGCGCCTGGTGATGCCCATCGATGATGTGACCATCGTTCGAGACGATCACGGCGCGATCGCCCGTCGCCTCTTTGGCGTGCTCGACCTTCTCCGGCGAGAACTCGGCCTGCGTCGGCTTGAGTTCGTCGGCCGGGACCATCTTCGTCTCGTGCTCGATGCCCTGCGCATTCAGGTGATTGACGAGCGCACCGTGCGATTGCGTCGGCACTTGGGGCATTTCTGCGCGCGGGATGCCGAGCGTGCCGCTTTCGGGCGCGAAGCGCTCCATGCCTTCCGCGACCTTCGGCTTGATCTCGAACCGAACCTTGCCGGTCTGAACGATTTCGTGCGTCTCGCCGGCCTTCTTCTTGTCGAGGAAGGCTTGTGCCTTTTCCTGCGAGCCGAACCACTTGCCGGCGTACTGATCTCTCAGTGCAGGCTTTGCGTTAGCGGCCTCATCTGCGCCAGGTACACCAGATCCAGTAGCGGCTCGAGCTTGCTCGGAAACATCATTCGCGGGCACTTGATGAGATTTTTCAGCAGCCGCGCTTGCTGCCTGTCCACCTTCACCAGACGCCGCACCATTTTCAGCGCCTCGAACGGCGACATTTCCACTTCCAGTTCCAGCAGCATTGCTCGCCTCCTTTGCCAGCACCTTGTAGGAGCCATCCGGCTGTGCACCGACATGACCCTCGGCCGCCGCGGTATCGAGCGCGCGCGCGGCGCGGTTGAAATTCACGTCGGTCGCGGCCATGACGTCCTGCGGGCGGATCGCCTCGCGCCCTTGCAGCATGTCGAGCACGCGCGGATAAAGCGCGTCTTGCTTGTTCTTCGCGATCTGCTCGGGCGTGAGTTCAGCGGTAGCGGATGTTGCCGGCGCGGGCGGTGCGGGCTCTCCGGCATTGCGGCGATCGATCTCGGCCGACACCTTGCGGCGCTCGGTCGTGAGCATCTTGTTCCAGCCGCCGTTCGTCTTCGCTTGCTTCGTCAGGTAGCGCAGGCGGTCGCGGAGCTCGTCTTCGCTCCAATCGGTGAGTGGGCGTTCTGCCGGCTTCTCTGCGGGCCCGGCAGGAGCCGCGGCTCTCGTTTCGTCGCTCGGCTCGGGCGCAGCCGGCGCGGCTTGCTTCTTTCCCGACGATGCCGGGGCGGACGATTCCGCCTCCGGCGCCGGCTTACCGGCCTCGGCTTGCGCCTCGCTGGGGGTATTCGTTTCTTGCTCAATCGGCTCGAACGTAACGCCGCTCTCGTCGGTCGTGATGCGGTAAGGCTTGCCATCGTCGCCCATGATGACGCTACCCACGGCGGGCGCAGCCTGCTCGGGCGCAGCGCCCGTAGCGCGATCGAGCGCGCGGCCGATCGGCCCGGCTGCGGGCGTCGGTGCAACTGGCGCGGCGGGTTGAGGCGCGGGCGCAACAGGCGCGGCGGCCGGCGCAGCGCCGCTCGGCGCGGTCGGCGCCGGGCCAGCCAGCGCAGCAGACGGGGCAGCACCAGGGGCGGCGGCGGGCTGCACGGCTTGAGCGGGCGCATGGTGTCCACCGAACGCGCCAGCGGCAGCGCCGCCAGATACGCCGCCGACGACCAAGCCCTGAACTGCGTTTTCGGCGAGCCCTTCCGTTTCGCTCTGGTCGGGATTGATGTTTTGCTTCGTTGCCAGGTTCTGGCCGTACTGTTCACCCGGGCTTTGCGTCGCCTCGACGAGGCCCTCGTTGGCGAAACCCTTCATCACGCGCGGGATGAACTTGCCGCCCTCGGACAGAATCTTGCCGAGGAATTCACCGCCGACGTGGCTGACAGACGAGTCGACGAGTGCCGCAGCGAGGCCGGATTGCTGCGCCGTATCGGCGACGAGTTGCGCCTTGGCCGTCACCGGCGTGTACCCCTGCTTGAGCAGATCTTGGTACTTCGGCGACTTCTCAAGCGTAGCCTGGTCAACGTTCGCGGCGTCGGACGCCGCTTGATTGGCCTGCTGCGCGTAGCCGACGCCACCCTCGGTCGTGCCGCCGACCATGGCGCCGGTCTTCATTGCTGCCTGCACGCCGACCTGGTGCGCTGCCTCAGCCGTCATGCCGGAAGCAAGCGCCTCCTGTTCAGCACGCGCTGCGGCGCCCTTCGTCACGTACGCAGTGACAGCCATCGCTACCTGCGTCGGCAAGTTGCGCACGACGTCGCCAATCACACGCACCGGCGAGGCATATGCCGCTTTGCTCAGATCCGTCGTTGCATATTGCAGGTTGCCGTAGCGATCCTTGGCCCCCTGCGACATGGCGCTCATCGCGTCGTTGCTCTTCTGCGTCATCGCGTTGGCGAAGCGCGAGAGAATCATCGCGGCGCTGTTGTCCTGAAAGTCCTTGAGCTTGGCCGGGTCGTTCTTGAACAGTGTCGCTGCGTCGCTTTCGCTCAACGTCCAGGGGTTGACGGCATCAAGTAGCCGCGCCGCGCCGCCGGCCAGGTCATACATCCCAGCCTGTGCGGAATGGCCGAGATACGAGAGCGCACTATCCGTCGCGCTTTCCTTCGGCAGCAGATCGGAAAATGCGCTCGGGGGCAGCTTGTCCAATTCCTGCTGCGTGAGCACGCGGTAACGGCCCGGCTCCTCGGTATCGAGTTGCGACTGCAAGGTGAGGCGGCTCGCATCGCTCGGATCGAGCACCTTGTAGCGGCCGGGGTCTTGCTGGTCGAGTTGCGCCTGCAGGCTCGAGGCAGAACTCGAGCTATCGGGGGCCGCCGTACCCGGTCCATTCACGCCCATGCGGCTCGCGATACGCGCGGCATACTGCTTCGTGGTCATCCCGCCATCCGTCGTGTTCGGGATGATGCCTTGCTGCAAGTCTTTACGATCATAGCCAGCCTGATAGCCGGCAGCGAGCAACGCGGGATCGGTCGTTCCGAGCTTCTTCTGGCCGTAGGCCATGTAGCGCAAACCGGCTTCCAGGCTGTTGATCGGATCGCGCTGGCCGGCGTACGTGCCCATCATCATTTTGTACGTGTCGGGCATCACCTGGCCGGGGCCGACCGCTCCTTTCGAACTGTCCTTGACATTCGGGTTTAGGTCCGACTCCAAGCCGAAAATTTGCCTAGCGAATTGGGGGTTCACGCCGAGTTCTGGCGCGCGCTTCGCAACAAAGGCTTTCAGGTCATCACGCGTCGGCGCCGCGCGGCCGGCGGTCGACGTGGCGGAAGAGGGGGCAGATACGGGGTTGCTGGGCGTCGAGAGGCGCGAAAGATCCTTCGCGCCCTCGTTTGCAATGCCCTGAATATCGTCGTCGGAAGTGGCCGGTTGCAGGAAAGAGTTATTCGCCACGAGTTCCCCTCTGGATTTGATAGCGCGCAGTGGTTCGATTCTACTGCAAGCGGTTCTACTATCAAACCAGAGAGGATGCTTTACCGATAGACGATTTTCCCGGTCTTGGTGTCAAGCACGGGAACGCCCCGAGAAGGCGTCCCACCGCCGGCGAACGGATTCGGCGCCGTTCCGGTCGTCGGGGCGCCG